GGTGCGACTCCTACTTGGTATGGGTTTGTAGCTGGTCAAGACTTCCAGTAAGGATTACTAATGCCTCTAGGCGCATTCAAAGCAGGAATGTTCGGTGCTGCCGGTGGCGGCTCAGGTCTTGGTTGGTTCGCTATGTTTGGCGATCCTTTAGCTGACATAGAAAGTGGTGTAGAAACCTACCCTTACGCGATTAATAAATATATTTCTGGTAGCACTAAAAAGATTCGTCTGGGTGGACGAGTACAGAATTCAGGCGCTGGCCAAACCGGTTATGGTTATGGGAGTGGCGAGATCGACATAACTAATGGTTGGTCTGCTGCCCCAACATCTTTTGACAATTTTCGTCGTTGGAATTGGGCCATTCCTGATGCTTCAACGTGGCAAATGCTTACTACATCGTGGCAAGGTGGGGGTCAATGGATTGATGGCTCAGGCAATGTTTATCAAATAGGTAAAACAAGCGGCGGTTCTTCTTACAATTACGACAACATAATGATGACTAAGTGGAACGACACTATGTCATCTAATAGTTGGTATGACGCATGGAGAACGACAAACGGTTACCCGTATGGTGTTACGGACGGCAACATACTTAAAACAGAAGGCACTAACGGTAGAACTGTTTATGCTTTTAACACCTATAACTATGAAGGTGGGGGTTATAGGCGACGGACACAACTAGGAGATATTAACGACAGCACGGGAGCGCAAGGCTCTCCAATCAAACAGATCTACCCGAACACAATTACTAACTGGGGTACCCCTCATTCTTATATAAACGGTACTCCGATATTTTCCAAAAATGTTTACGACGATTTTTTTGGCACAGTATTCCAAGGTTATTGGACAAGTTACGGAGCTATTCCTATTGCAATGCTTTGGGAAAACGAATCTGGAAATATCCAAAACCAATACAACTCGAATTTAGCCGGAGTTAAAAACGACAGCACCGGGAGTGGCAACGCTCTTTACGCTACTGGTTGCGATATTGACAGCGAAAAAAATATTTACATTCTTGGTTACGGCACAGCAACCAACGCTGACGGTTCAGGCACGATGAACAATGTGTTTATCACTAAGTTCAATAGCTCTGGTTATATGGACTGGAGCTACGTGATTCGTCAGCAAGATAACGGTGTTGAAGGCAATATGTATACAGGGGGAATTTATGTAGATGGTACTGGTGACGGGGGAGACATTTACATATCTGGGTATAGCGAAAATGTGAGCGGTTCAGGAACCCACAATGGTCCGTGGTTAATCAAAATCAACAACGACAACTCAGCGTCAAACGTAGAAATAACGTGGGCTACTCAACTTTATAATTCTGATTCCAACCAAAAATCTTATTATGCTCAGGGAATCGAAAAGTACGATGACACTGTTTACATGAGTGGTTACGGAAGCCCAATACTTGGCACAAATACCACTGGTTGGGTTGCCGGTTTAAATACTGATGGCACAACTCTTGGAACAACAACTGTTAATAGTATGGAGTTCACCGCAACAGATCTAAGTAGCTATCTTATTTGGGATCGAGCAGACAGCGGAACGACTACACCGAATGTTTCTATTACCACGTTTAATAGCAGTGCCGGTAATGACTTGATAATCGGCACTTCTAACGATGCTTCAGATTCAGGAACTATAAGTGCTTTTGAGAGTGCCACGACAATAGGTACTGGGGGCACACAGGGTGCGTTTTATACAAATGGTGGGGACATAGCATGAGTGACCCAAGTAACTGGTTGCGTGGAGATCCCACCGCACCTCCTCATGTTAAAGAGTTTTGGTTACGGGAAGATCTTGCGACACAGCCTGAAGTTTCAGAGGAAGAAGGAATTTCTTATTGGTGGGATCATTTGACTGGGAAATGGTGGCAGTTTTTTAGTCCAGAACATTTTGATTTGCGTATGCAGCTTTCTGTTTATGAAATGCCTTATCAAAAAGCTCCTTTGACAGCAATCGAAGTAGCTGAAGCAGAGGCTTTGGCTGCTCGGATTAAAGAGTTAGAGGAAGCGTAGCTATGCCGTTTGGAGTTAATAAAGCTGTTTTGTTTGGTGCCGCTGGCGGCGGTAGCGATCCGGGTTGGGTCGTCCAACCTTATAGCGACACAACTGGTTCAAGTCCGACTTATTGGATGTATGACATGGCTGTCGCTAGTGATGACAGTGTATGGGCTACTACGCTTACCAGTTTCAGTAACAACGGAGTGCTATTCCATATTGAAGCTGACGGCACAATAGGTCACGCTAACGACCAGAAAGTAATAGATCCTACACAAAGCGGCACTTACGATGGCCGTGGAATAGCCATTGCTGATAATGGCGATGTAATTACGATAGGTGGCGGCCCAATTAATGATGGTTTTGCTCGTACAGGATGTTTGACTTCTGCTCATACGCCGGGAACATTGGTCCAAGACTGGGATAACTCTTTGTTTTACCCAAGCGTTACTGGTATGTATGCGTATCAAACGCCTATAACTACTAAAGGAACTAAAGGATACGGAGCCGTTTATTTCTACGACGGCATATCAAAATACGACACATTGATGTTCCAAATTTCGCTTACTGATGGAGCAGAAGAAGCTTTGAATGGCAGTTCGGATTGCCTTCACCTTTATGGCAGTAGTTATGTAACCACTTACCCAACTAGCGCTTGTGTTTCGGCTGATAGCGATGGTGATGATTGGTTCTACATTCAGTACAGAAATGGAGGCAATGGATGCGGCGTTCAAGGTGTAGAAATAGGTACTACTACCTATATGGCAAAAATGTATTACCCTTCTTCTGGAACAAGCGCTCAGAGTGGGGGTCTTTGTACGGCTGATGCCAACAATCTTTATTTCACATTTGGTGATTCAAGTAACCAAAAAGTGCATTTATTAAAAGTTGCTAAAAGCGATGGGGCTATCCAATGGCAACGAAAGATTACAATTGGCAGTTCTACGGGTGGATTTGACTACATACCTCCACCTGTCGTTGATTCAAGCGGCAACGTCTATGTGGTATTCAATTCAAGAGACACTCAACAATTCAGTAGCGCTAACAATGCGAGTGTTCATTGGGCAAAGTACGACAGTAGCGGCAACATCCAAACTCTTGACGGGACAACACTAAAAACTTTGACGACACCTACCTCTGGCCAAGCCGTTTATCCAATGCGAGCCGCACTTACCTCAGACGAAAGTTTTCTTTATATATGTGGAGCGTTTGGAAGTGGTCAGCGCCCATTTATAGCTAAGTTGCCTACTGACGGGACAGGAACTGACAACAGCACCGCTTTGTCTGGCGACTTCCCCGGTGATGATCTTTATTACAAAAACAACTGGACTCACACTGACGCAGCCGGGGACGCAACTCAAAGCACTCTTGGTAGTCAAAGCACTGGCAGTATTTCTACTTACACTAATCAAATGGAAGATTGTGTTGCCCAAGCTAATGTTGGAATTTATTCAGATGAGGTTGTTTAATGTCAGAAGAATTAGACGAGCATGTTTATATTAACCCTGACGCTGAATGGCAATATATTGGTGATATCCAAAGGATAATTCCTGATTGGAAAATAGGCGATGAACTGCCTGCTGGTTGGCATGAAGTAACAAATCCTAGTCAACCAGATCCAATATTTATTTACCCTGAATTTGGCGAAGGAGAAGATGAAACTAATACTGCTCCTATTAAACAAACGCTGTTTCATCGAGAACTTTCAGTAAAAGTAATTGATGGTGTTATGACTTATGAAACTGTGTGGAATCCAGTGACATACGACTTTGTTCAGGAGCCCCCTCCCCATGAAATTGGTTGATGCCCCCGGCAAAGCAAACACCGGACGGCCACTCAAACCATTCGGCATAGTCGTCCACCACACAGCCTCAAACCGCAACGCAGACCCCGACAACGTGGTCGCAATGTGTGTTCGAGGAGTCAACAAGGTACCCGGACCTCTATACAACTACCTCATAAAACGTGATGGTACCATTGTCAAGTTGACTGCCGAGAACGTGAAAGCTAATCACGCTGGTCGTGGTTTACAGTCAGTGTTGACACGGATGCAGCAGAATAATCCTGTTATCGGTGACGCTACGAGCCCGGGTAAGATTAGCGCCAACTCTCGTTTAATAGGTATTTCTCTTATTAATGACGGGTTGGGAGAAGATATCCCCGGCTCACAAATGGACGCACTCGTAGAGTTGTGCGCCTTTTTGTGCGACGGGCATAACTGGAATCCTGCCTGTGCTGTGATAGGCCACAAGGAATGGACCTCACGCAAAGTTGATCCCTTGTTCTCAATGAATGAGCTTCGAGGAATGATTCAACGACGCATGGTCACAGACACTCCTGTAATGACTTTACCTAAGGAACCAGAGGACGGCCTTGTTCCGTTCCCCGGAACGCTACGCAAAGGCTCACGCAGCCAAGCAGTTGTTCATGTTCAACGAGTAGTAGGAGCTTTAGCCGACGGAATATACGGGCGTGGTACACTCGCCAAAGTAAAACAATGGCAGCGAGCCAAAGGGCTTGTTGCAGATGGCGTAGTTGGTCCAAAGACTTGGGCGGCTATGCAGATACGGAGACAAGAAGTTGTTCAACCAGCGTTTTATTAAAGACAGTTTAGAACGTGCCGTCGCTACCTTCGCTCAGGCGTGGGTTGCAGCTATGGCAGTTCCGGGTCCAGATTGGATGGACTCATTGAAGGTCGCCGGAGTTGCGGCCCTTGTAGCTATTGGTAAGGCTGTTGCAGCCAGAAAAGTGGGTGATCCCGAAACGGCATCAGTTACCGGTTAGAAAGATGAGGCTGTTCGGTGCCGCTCCCTGCTGTCAATCCGTACAACAAAGATGAGATTGAGTATCAAGAGCCGGGGTTCGACTACGCCCCGAAATATCCGGGCAGCTACGATTACAACGAGAGTGGCATCCAATATCGGGAAGCCAACTTTCCTTATACGAAACGTGATGCGACTGTATCCGTCAGCACGATTGCGTGTTCAGCGGATCTGTCGCCCACGTTTGCTTATGTCTATACACCTAAACGTCCCGGCGGCGTAGCGTATAGCTCAGGTTATGACTACAACAAGAGTGGGTTCACTTACCCAGAACGTGACACCTCGGTACCGGACAACCGTGTCTTGGTGGATTACAGCCAGTCGGGTGTTAGCTATTCTCAGCCTGTTGACACTGGTCATACTGTGGCGGTCATTGCGACGCCAGCCACAATCGGTGTTACGACGACGTTCTCGGCAGGCGTATCGGTCCCGGCAACGGTTAATGCCTCAACAATCGCTTGCCCGGTAGTAATTGTTCCAACTGTTACTGCTAACTCAATCGTCGTACACGGGGGAGTCGAAGCTCCAGCTACCCTTCCCAGTCCTACGATCTCAGCGACCGTTACACCGGCTACTGTGGCGTGTCAGGCGGCTTTCCCCGGTCATTCACTTTACATAACTATTGATGCTACGCCAGCGACTATTGCGGCTACAGCGTCTATGCCTTCGGAGACAGCAAGTGGTAACTACACATTTGCCGCCAGCACTATCGGCTGCACATCTACTGTTGGGGCCGAACAAGTGTACCGATTACTTGTTATGCCAACCTCTAACACGCTTCCACGGGTCGGCGTCCCAGAAGATGCACCTTCGCGAGCAGCGTATTCATTGATGAGGCATTTCTCACCGGGAGCTAAAGGTGGAAACGTCTTTATTATCAATGGGTCAACTGTTCAAACTAACCTTCCATCAGATGCCTCAACAGTGACAAGATGGATCTATGGGGGACACGAAAGCCCTCGTGATTTAACAGAAGCCGAAGAAACTGTCCTTGTCGGGGCAGGTTATTCATTCAGAGTAGGACCAGAATAGTGCCAATTTATTGTTACCGATGTCTCGACTGTGGGTTAAGCCACGAAATCCGTCATGGGTTTGATGAAACTTATGACGGTGTTTGTGATGCGTGCCGGGGGGTTGTCCGCAAATACTTCGGTGAGGTGCATATCGCTGCGTCAGCTACTCCGACCAGAGGAGTCCATGATGGGAAAGCGATTGATTGGTCTGGGAGTAAAGCTAAAGAAAGACAGAAAGAAAGGGATATGGCGGCCTACAAAAGACTCCGATCTGAGGGTCTTCAGCCCCCTTCTATTGACGGGTCTTCCCGGCTTGAAACACACGCTGGGTCATCCCACGAAGTCACAGGGGGCACGATTCTTTCGGAAAAGGGCCGCAAGCGTAAAGAAGCCGCCCTTAATGACGTTTTTGGGAGTGCCTGATGACCGCACAAGTATGGATTGACCAGACAAGGGACATGCTTTTGTCGGGGTACGTTGAGGAACTTGATCTTGTTATTGCACCGGCTGTTACTGATGCGACTAGCACAACTGTTTCGGTTCAGGGTTTAGCGGGCGGCATTTCAAGGGGCACTGTCATTGAAATTGGTTCAGAGCTTATGTACGTCACAGCTAAAACTGGTGACACTCAGGTCAGTGTGATTCGTGGCTACGGTGGTTCTACTGCTTCAGCAACGGGACACGCTGTTGATTCAATCGTTCGTGTTTCCCCGAAGTTCCCTACTCATCGCATTATTCAATCAATCAATGACGAATTAGCTGATTTGTCCACTCCAAGTAGTGGCTTGTTTCAAATGTTGACCACAAGTTTCACTTACAACGGTGGGGTAGACGGTTACAACCTCGACACGGGAAGCAATGTAGTCAACTCTGTTTATTCTGTTACTTACGCAGACATTGGTTCGGAAGCAAGCGAACCTGAAGTTATGTCTTGGCGATTGAAAAGGAACCGAGATACAAGTTCATTCAGTAGTGGTTTAGCTCTTATCCTGTATACAGCAGCTTGGCCGGGGCAAAAGGTAACGGTAAGTTACAAGTCTCCCCTTACCCCTATCACGGATGGCACAACAAACCGTTCTGCTACGGGGTTAGAAACCACGGCTTATGATCTCCCTCCTTTGGGTGCTGCTTTGGCTTTAATGACGACTGCTCCTATACGCCGAGAGTTTCTCGATGCTGAAGGAACGTCAAGGATGGCGGAAGAAGTCCCTCCGGGCGCGATATCTGCTTCAATGAGGGACTTACGGTTCCGTCGGGATCAGCGTGTCCAAGCTGAAGCTGCGCGCTTGGCTGCAATGTACCCCCAAATGTGGCAACGAAACTCGGCTAACCGTCCGAGTTCTAATTGGAGTGGGTTTAGGGCGTGAGCTACAACCCCGCATCGCTGCCTGTTGAGGTTGATGGGACTCAGTTCCTTATCGACACACGCCAATACCGGCGTACAACGGTGCCTGCTTTGCGTGAACAAAGGGATACAAGTAAAGAGCCGGGCGAGAACACTTTAGATACAAGTGGCGCTTGGACTCGTTCTCAAACTGACTGGAGTTATGGTGCTGGTCAAACGCATTTTGATTTGGATGACTCTGATCGTCGTCGGTTCAGCACTTCTAGTGGCATTGATCCGTGGACTAAGGGCCAAATAACTTTATTGAACTCAACCGAACAGAAAGTTTCTGTTACGGACAATGACTTAAATCTTCAATCTGTAAACGATGATGTCTCAGGTAACACATTCGCTTACTATTCTGATGGGCAAAACCTAAAGTACACATCAGCTTGGACAGGTGCTAGCTGGTCAGCGTCTACCGCTGACATGGGCTACGACGTTAAGGACTTCACTTCTGATGGTTCTTACGTTTATGCAGCGTTCGGTTCAACCGCAGCTATTAGGCGAGTCGCTGTCAATAACACCACTTACGACAGTGGGTGGGGTGGCAGCGCCGTGAACGCCGAAATCATTGGCGTTGTATCTGGCCGTTTCATTGGAGCTTTGGGTGGCAACATCTTTGAGTTGGATGTCAATGGAGCAAAGGCTTCATCTTCATTGGATTACACGGCGACACTTGGGGCGACAACGTGGGTTTCATTCACTAGTGGCCCGTCAGGTATTTTCGCTGCGGCAAACACTAACGGCACCGGGTCGATACACCATATCGGTGTAGCTACAGCAGATGGCACATTGAATGCGCCAACCATTGCAGGTGAGCTTCCCCGTGGGGAATCTATCAATAAAATTGTTTCTTACAACGGGGTTATCGCTGCTGCAACTAGCGCTGGTCTTCGGATAGGGCTAGTAGATACCGCTTCAAATGCTGTGACCATTGGTCCTGTCATTGATGACGGCGGTGCCGCTTATTCATTGGACGCCGACAATCGTTTTGTTTGGTGGGGAGGAGGATCAGGGCAGGTTTACCGTGCAGATTTGACTCGGTTCACTGAAACTTTGGTCCCGGCTTGGGCACCTGACATTGTTTCTGCGGCTGCTTCTGGCAATGTTCAATCAGTTGCAAGATTCAATGGGAAAACATATTTCGCTGAACGGGGCCAAGGGGTGTATGGCGAGTCGGGGTCTGACGTAAAAGTAGCGTCAGGTTCTTTGACTGTTGGCGAAGTTTCGTGGTCAACGGTAGCTCCGAAGCTGTTGCGTTCGGTAACTGTCCGTCAGGACCGTGACCAGTACACCTTTGGCGACACTGATTACAATGCTTCAGGGGTTGACTACCAAGATTCTTCATTGGAATACCGAGGAGATCCCACCTCTACGTTGCTTGGGAGTGTTTCATTCGCTGCAACGAACGACAACAACGCTTCTTCGTCGCTTTCATTGACTCCTAACGTCGCTAAAAACTTTGATTTCGTTAGCGAATCATCAGTTTCATACAAGTTTGTTATCACTTTAGGGCGGTCTACGAGCACCACAGAGGCTCCAATCATTGAAGATTGGTTGACTACCTGTATCGCTACACCAGCACGGGTTGATGAGATACTTGTCCCCATCGTGCTAAGACGGCAGGTGTTGACATCCCATAACAGTGGTGCTCCAGCTACGTTTAATTCCAATGAAGTCTTTACTTCGTTGAGGCAACGAATGGAATCAGGTCAAACGGTTACTTACAAAGAAGGTAACCGCATTGAAAATGTGACCATTGAAAGATTAGAGATGCAAGCAGAGCGCCTATCCGACGATGAAGCGTGGTGGGAGGGTACTCTTATGGTGAGGCTGCTAACAGTACCGAGTTAGGGGGTCTCGTGGCTAAAATCTTATTCTACGACATTGAAACTGCGCCCAATCTGGCGTATGTGTGGGGTCAATACGACCAGAATGTTGTGAAGCAGTACCGTGAATGGTATTTGCTGTGCTTCAGTTACAAGTGGGAAGGGCAAAAGACTACGAAAGTAGTTTCATTGCCTGATTTCCCTGAAGTTTACAATGAAGATCCTGAAAATGACATTGCAGTTGTCGGGGCTTTATGGAAACTCTTTGACGAGGCCGATGTTGTGGTAGGCCACAATGGGGATCGTTTCGATATGCGGAAAGCCAATGCTCGATTTGCTTTCCATGACTTAAAACCCCCGACGATGCCTATGCAAATTGACACATTGAAAGTTGCTCGCAAATACTTCATGTTCAATAGCAATAAGCTTGGAGATTTAGGCCAGCATTTAGGGTTGGGCAACAAAGAAGCCACAGGGGGATTTGAATTGTGGGCTGGTTGTATGCGTGGCGATGAGAAATCGTGGCGGGTAATGAAGAAGTACGCGAAACAAGACGTTGATTTGTTGGAAGATGTGTACAAAAGATTGCGTCCTTGGATGAACAATCACCCCAACCGAGCGCTATTGGATAACCGTCCTGATTCATGTCCCACTTGTGGGCATTACGATTTAGTTAGACGAGGCAATAGGTCTACCAAAGTTGCTCAATATGTGCAGTACCGATGCAACAACTGTGGCGCTTACTGCCGTGAACGGACAAGACTCAATTCTGTTTCCCCTAATTTGGTGCCATGAAGCATGTTGTTATGTATTCGGGGGGCAAAGCATCCTTCTTGGCTGCCCACCGGGTCAAAGAAACGTACCCTGATGGGGACATTCAGTTGTTGTTTACTGACACTAAGACAGAGGACGAAGATCTTTACCGTTTCTTAGAAGAAACCGCTGCCAAGCTGGACCTTCCCCTTACCCAAGTAGCAGATGGTCGCGACATTTGGGAAGTGTTTAAGGAAAGCCGTTTCCTCGGCAACAACCGGGTGCCTTTGTGCTCACGCATTCTGAAACAGGAAGCAAGCCAGAAATGGGTAAACGAGAATTGCCCCGATCCCAGTGACACTACTCTGCACTTCGGCATTGATTGGACTGAAGCACACAGGGCTGAACGAATACCGAATCATTGGGAGCCGTACAACGTGGACTTCCCTTTGTTGTGGGAACCGCTGATGGATAAGTCAGAAGCAGAGGATTTGTTGAAAGAGTGGGGCATTAAACAGCCACACCTTTATGATTTGGGGGCACCGCATAATAACTGTGGGGGGTTGTGCGTGCGCGCCGGGCACGCACATTTTAAGTGGGCGTTGGGGGCGCTACCCGAACGGTACGCTGAGTGGGAACACAACGAACAAGAGATGCGTGATTTTTTAGATTCAGATGTAGCTATTTTGCGCGACCGTTCTGGTGGCAAAAGCCGTCCTATCACGTTACGAGATTTCCGTTTGAAGATTGAGAGTGAGGACACCGGGCAACTTGACTTGTTGGAGTGGGGCGGGTGCGGGTGTATGACTGAGTATGACGAATAATTTGGTGCCTTAATTGCGGCTTCTACTCATATGGGTGCTCATTGATTTAGCTGGAGTCAATGCCCCGAACCCAGTACAAGATCAAATCATTGAAACAACCTGTTCTTATGAATGGGATTGTGTCGAAGCTTTAAGCATTGCGTGGTGCGAGTCGTACCATTTGCCTACCGCATTCAATGGCGAAGATCATGGCTACTTCCAAATCAATGAATACTTTTGGAGTGGAGTGTTCGGCAAAGAATGGTGGTCGAAGCGTTACGAGATTGAATCAAACGCTGCGATGGCTCACCACATTTGGGAACACAGCGGAGATTTCAAACTCTGGACCTGTGGCCGTAAATAACTCCCCCCCACAGGGAGAGAGGAACCTGTGAGGGGGAGTGGGGTTATGAATGAACAGACAACAAGAATCAGCTTGTCGCCTAGTTACGAAGATTAGCACGCATTTCTGCGATGTGTTGCATAGCTGTTTCCCTAGAAGCTTTAGGCGCAGGCAACCGGTTTAGGTTCTCAGGCAACGGAGTCTTTGCTCTGTAGTGACGCCTGTATTGAGCGAACGAAGGCCATTCATTTGTTTCGTCAGCGAGTGCGTGCAATGCACGTTCCGCTATGTGAAAATCGCAGCCTTGTAACTCGTTCTTCCATAGCTGCAATGTGCCGTCAGGAATCGTGTATTTCCACCACAGTTGAGTCATTAAAAAAAGTAGCTTCTTTGCTTCTTCGTTAGTCATTTGGGGCTTCATCGTATTCCTCTTTCAATTCTTCTGACCAGCGAATCTGTATCCCACACCATTCGGGTAGCTCTACCCATCGTATGTAAGGATCTCTTGTCGGCAACTCAGTGCCCTTCAAGTTCGCGTGCTCAATGAGATCAGTCAATGGAATTTCAATGACGTGAGTCCGAGTCGAGTAAGTAATCCTATGTTTCATGCGTTTATTCCCCTATCTGGATCATTTATTAGTTGTTCGTAAGCGATTTGGTATCTGTATCCTGTTTCTTTCATTGCTTTTTTGCGTTCATTGGAGGTGTATCCACCCCAAATGTGGCTTGGCATGTACGAACCGTCGAACCAATCAGCATCTTCTAATGCGTATTCAAGACAATTAGCCCGTACTGGACAATTCCAACAAAATTCAATGGTGATGTATTCAATGGGCAACCCGGTGCATTTAGCTTTGCTGTACCAATCGGGAAGCTCATTGAGGGTAATCATTGGAGTCTCATCACTCGATCCGCTGTCTCTCCAAAGTTGAGTCGTTGACCTCGTAGCTGGTATTCAATGGCTGCGACTGTGAACGCCCGTGTTTTATTGAATGCTTCAATGATTTGTTCAGTTGTGTAGCCAGCTTTAAGCGCCCGTTTAGCAAGAGCGCAAATGACTGGTCTGGATGCGATTGGTTTAGGGAATGCTTGTTCCCAAAACAAATCAACGGTTGCGTTTGCTTGTTCATTGGTGACAATTTCTTCAGGCTCTCTCTTTTCGAGCATCTACTCCCTCTCAATGAACTCTGCCCACATCCATAATGGCATAACAACATAAGCGTCTTTGACATTTCGGTTACGGCGTTTGACAATGGCGGCGTGCCATCTTGTGCCAGCGTTCTCAGATTCTTTCGCGGCTTCGTCCATGAACCCAGCGAGATTAATTGATTTGTGGTCTTTCAATTCGAGACACCAGTCAGGGATTCCAATGAGATCTCCTTTATCAAGCGAGCCAGCTAATGCTCTACGCTCAACCCAATACTTTGTTTTCTCTTGGAGGAACCGGGCAACAGCGGTCTCGAAAGCTGTCCCCCTTTGCTTGTTCTTTGTCATTAGTCCGATTCAAATAGTGGTAGTTCTGGATCGTCAAGGAAGAATCCAACGGCTGCTTGAATGACGTTGCTACGAAATGCCCAGAAAGGAATCTGGTTTATTTCGTGGGGTGTAGACGGGTGGTGTTTCATTGCATCGCAATAACAATCAAGCCGAAGTAAAAGATCTGCGTGTAATCCCACGGAAACCATTTCGATGTCCGCAGCTATCGCCACCCCGTCACCATCTTCTTCCATTCAATAATAATAGGGCATAGGGGAAGAACCGATGTGGTCCTCCCCCCATGTCTCATGTGTATCGTTCTCGCAAAAGTTTTATTCCTTCGCGAATAATTCTGCTTTTACTTGTGCCTTGCAGCCCGGCAAAAGCAGTAAGCCATTCATCATCGTTTGACGACAACCGTATTGAAAGATGACGGTCGTTTGTCTTTTCAGCAGCCATCACTAGAACGGTTCTTCTCCATTGTCATCAGTGGTGAAAGCTTCTTGCACAGTTTTAACTGCTTCTTTGTCAGGACGTTTCGCAGCAGGACCATCGCTAACAATCGGCTCAAACCGTATTGAAGGTCCAGCGTCATTGACCATAAGAACTGCTTTGGAACGCTTCTGCCCTTCTTTAGTTTCCCATTTTTCTTGGACAAGGTAACCGTCAGTTATGACTCTCGTCCCTTTAGGGATCTCCGAGATGTTTTCTGCTAGCGCTCCGAAACATTTGCAATCAAAGAAAGATGTTTCTTTGTCGTCATCTCGTCCTCGGGTAACAGCAATGCTGAATGTTGCCCAAGGTGTACCGCTTTTAGCGAAGCGTAGTTCTGGGGGCGCTGTTAGTCGGCCCACCATTGTTATGTTACTGCTCATTGGATTCTTCCTCCTTTTCAATGGCAGATTCTTCACGCTTTCTTAATACGTCGTAAAGAATGTAATTATGCCCGGACCACAAGTGTGTTCCAAGACCTATGCGCGAAGCTGCACGTTTAACTGCATCACTTATGCAGTCTTTCATTGCTTCGCCTGCGTTTTGAGTTT